CGTTCCAGTACCTGTGCCCGTTCCAGTACCTGTGCCCGTTCCAGTACCTGTGCCCGTTCCAGTACCTGTGCCCGTTCCAGTACCTGTGCCCGTTCCAGTACCTGTGCCTGTGCCTGAGCCAGGAGTACCAGGGGTGCCGGGAGTACCACCCCCACCACCTCCACCAGCAGGAGTACCATCAGCAGTGGGAGGGCCAGCTTGTTCACCACCTCCACCAGCAGGAGTACCAGGGGTGCCGGGAGTACCGGGAGTACCGGGAGTACCAGCAGGAGTAGGAGGGCCAGCTTGTTCACCATCTCCACCAGCAGGAGTGCCACCTCCACCAGCGGTAGAAGAGTTATTCTTAACCAAATCCAGCAAATCTGCTTCAGAAACAGTAAGCGATTCGTCTTGGCTAAGCAAGTCCGATAGTACTGCGTCACTTGCTGATGCGCTACCGCTACTGTCCCCACCCCCTGTTGTTTTTGTTACCTTTGGGTCTTCGGGTAGCAGGGGGATAGGGTAGGGATTATTGAAGGGTGTGTAGTCGTAAGGTGGTAGATTTAGTAGATCGTCGTCTTTTTTTGTTGAAGGATCATCAAAATTAAACGCGCCTAGGTCTAAAGGACTCCCTGCGGCAGGGCTATCTTTTACAGTAGATGTGGATGTACCTGTTTTACCCGTTGTGGTTGGTGTACCCGCTGGAACTAACGCAGGGAAATAAACAGGCTTATCAGGTAGCAGGGGTCCACTAGTATCTGGCGCTGAACCTAGTCCTTTAGGTAATGCATTTAGTGAATCAGCAAAGAGGTAGCCTAAACCCAGATTTGTAATGGTACTTAGCGCAAGCGCTGTATTTCGCATAACCCCCGCAGGAGTCATTGCCCCCGCAACAATTAACGCGTTCTTTACATAATCTTGAGTTTCTTGGCTCCACGCGGGGTTTATAATATTACTTCTTTCGGGTGCCCCAGCCGCCTGCCCAGGTAATGCCGCTCCAACTGGCCTCCCAACTTCTGTTAGCTGTGCGTTCGTATCATCAGCTCCCCCTAGTATTAAATCTGCGGGCAATACCCAGTCAGTGCCTGTCCAAACTTCCCCAGTATCTTTCGTGTCCCCTACTTGATTTTCGGTGACAGCAAGGGTTGAGGGTTTAGCTGTAACATCCGCAGAGGTAGAAGTATTTTTAATGGCTCCAGTAAGCTCCCCTATAGCAGCTTTTAAAGCAGCCCCAGTAGGGTCTTTGCCCATCAACTCAGCAACCACTGCTGGGCCTAAGATGTTTAAAACAGCGGGCGGTAACCCTGTGCTTCCAGTGGCATCACTTATTACGCCGCTTACACTAGCCCCAGCAGCAGCCCCTAGACCAGCCGTCAAGGCATCTGACAGGATGTTCTTGTTGCCAGTCAGCAGGGACGTTACACCACTGCCCGCAGCAGACTGCATACCCTTGGTAAGGGCTGTGTCTAAAGACTTTATGCCAGTAGGTGCTACGCCTTTGGGTAACGCATCACCAACGGTAGAGCCTATGAAAGATGTGGCCCCGCTTGTAAGGCCAGACTTAAGGGCATCCCCCAAATCTCCACCCATAGCTGCTGTTTTACCAGCGCCAACAAGACCTTGGCCTATCGCCATCTGAGCGCCAGCCCCTAAGCCGGGAGCAGCCAAAGCACCTAGTTGCCCTGCTAATGGGCCAAGAACTCCGGCCATGCCAGCTTGGAGGAGCAGGTCAAACACCGGGTTTTGATCATACAAACCCCACTTTACGGTAGAAGACTCACCAATTAACCCATTGGGGCCATACTCTTGTATTTCGTAAACCTGATTACCGTATTTGTCTTGTGACTTAAGCCGGTACGCCATGTTCTTACCAGTTCCCGGGTCTGTACCGGGAACCCACTGTTCACTCTCTGTGTAAGCATTGGCAGTTTCATTAAAATCACGGTTTATCCCGTGAAGACCGCTAGACCAGCCCTCTGGAACTGGCAAAGTTTTATTTTGGGCTTTGTACCAATCTTGATAACCCTGATCTGCGTTATACGTTGTGTCGTAAGCGGCTTGCGCAGGGGTAACTTCTATGCGGTTCTCGTCACCGCTGATCCGCTCCGGTGTTGCTGCCATGTGCTGCGGTACAAACGCAGCCCGCTGTGCGGCTAGGTACTCCTCAAGGGTTTGCCCAGGCTTGTACGCTGTGGCCAAGTACTGGTCAAGCGTTTGTCCGGTCGAAATCATCTGACCGTTCTGCAACTGCATGTACGAGGGAGCAGCATCGCCTTCAAAAATAGACCCGTTGCGAACGGACAGGTCGCCGCCGCCCCATCCCTTCATCCGCTCGCCACCAATTTCCGTCTGGTACATGTACCCCGTAGTAGGGTCATAAGGACGTTGAACGCCAGCTAAACCTGTTATGTAGGAAGGAGTAGGAGAAACAATGTTCTGCAAGTACTGCTGGTCAACTACTTGATCTTTGGGGTTGACGTATGATTCGCTCATTACACTGCTTCCCCACCGCTGGCGGTGATAGTCAACCCAGTCGAAGAAGCTCTGACTCGTAGGGTTTCCCCGGCGTCCATAACCTGAATGCCCTTCCACTGAAGAACACTATTAGCAGCTACTGAGAACGTGTAGTAGATAGCATTGGCTGTGCTCGCCGAACCACTTACAGGGACAAGATGAACGTCTACCAGCAACGTCCCGCCCGTGGTGTTGCAGATGTCAAGCTGTTTGACATAGGTCTTGGACAGTGCGGGTGTCGTGTAAAGCGTAGCAATAGTAGCCGTGATAGCCGCTTGGCCTAGCTTTACAGCAGTGACAGTTTGGAAGTTTGCCATGCTAGTCCCAGGTGTTAAGCCAAATCATGGTCTGACTAGATGAGACTTGCTCGTTGATGACCCGGTTCTGATTGTCCAAAAGGCTAAAGTAGACCCGTTCAGCATTCCTAAAACGCTCTTCCATCCCCCGCTCGTATTCTGCTGTAGCTAGGGGTAAGTTAGGTGCAACGAATGCGGTGGGGATGCTCATAAGTCAACGTCTCCCATCAGGTCTGATATCGAGGCGGGGTGCGCCTAGCTGCCACTGCACCCCTAGTGCGGTAGATTCTACTTTGATAGATAGCTGCCGTCCACGAATCCGCGTGTAAACCTGACCAGTAAACTGCTCAACCGGGATGGTAGCCGTCCTAGTGACCGCAGCAGAGCTTTGGTCAGCCACAGACTGGTTGCTGTTTGTAGAGGTGTTGTTGTTGTACCCAGAGCCTGAGTTGGACAAAGGTAAGAGGTACATGGTTGCCGCAGGGTTTGCAGCGGAAGAACCCCGGAATGTAATGTCAGGCAGCATACGCCAGACAAACGAGAAGTTGTGCCCGTCGTCTAAGTCAAACTCAGCAGATGTAATGTACGCGGTGATTGGCACCGACACATTGGTTGAGAGGTCATCATTCCCGGTTTCTTGGAACATCAACTTCTTGTTTGTGTCATCAGCAGCAATGGGCAAGTGGCTGATCACGCTTGCGTCTATCCCCGCTGTGCGGATCATTGTTCCAAAATACCATATCTTTTCGGTGTAGTTATAGACTGCATACCTGCCGGGAACCGTGCTCCCAGCAGCACAATAGAACCACCACACTTCGTTAAATTTCTCTACGGTAGAAGAAAATATTTGTGCGTTCTGTTCGTTGTTAATACCAGGGGAATCATCAAAGATGTACTGCAAAAGGTCGCAGGTTAACGTACTTGTAGAACCCTCGTAGATGTAGAACTTGTCTATCCCCATCCAGTACGTCTTGCCCGAAGCAGTTGACCATGCCCGGTCACTCAGGATTGAGACGTTGTCCGAAAGAAGGGTAGAACTCCAGACAATCGGCGTCCCAACGTACTGCAATGAGTACAGCGCTGTATCAGTCCAAACAAGAATTTCCTGCCGGGTCTGGGCAACAGCAACAATAGATGAGCCATGAGAAAGACGAAGGCTACCCGCTTGGTTGGTTGCTGCGGGTGTCCAGTTAACTGCGTCTTCTTGATCAGACCAGCGGATGAGCATTGGGTCTAGTTCAGGGTCACCGTAATCGTTAGTACCAAAAGCAAACACAAACCTAGATGTGTCAGACACAAGCAGTAAATTTTGGAATAGCGGAGTATCAGACGCTCCGGCTAAGGACGACAGTGCTACGCCACGAGAAGTCAGCGGAGAACCAGAAGTGCTCCAGTAGTACAGCAGCCCACCTTTAGGCCCAAAGATCAAGTCCTGACCAAAGTTCTGCGCATTCCATATGCGTATGGCGCTAGTAGACGTTGAGCCTGTGCCCCACCCACCAGAGCCCCAGAACCCCGCACCCCATCCGTAGAGTGGAATGCTGGTCGCATAGCCCACTGGGATTTCATACGCGCCAACAGTTGACGTACCGCCGTTTCCGCTATCAGAAGCATTCGCCGTTGCTGTGGCTGTAATGGTGTAAGTGTTTGCAGTGGGTGTAGTAACAATCTGGTAGTTCTGGTTTAAAACAGCGGCAGTGATGTTGCCACCAAGGCTGACAGCACCAGAGAAAGTTACGAAGTCACCAATATTAGACCCAAACGCAGTGTCAGTAACCGTGATAGTTGCCGACCCATTTGTTGCTGCAAATGTTACATCCCCAGCAGCAGTCGTTGCCCGGATAGGGGTGATGTCGTTATAGACCAACCCCGACATGATGTAGTACTTAAGGTTAGTACCGACACCAAGGTAAGGAAACGCGGTATTAGTCGTCCAAGGCCACAAAGACCGGGCAGTACCCAAGTACGTAGCGCTAGGCGTTACAGGTGCCCAGCCACCAATCTTCTCAGGAGTGCCTTGACGGAAACGTATCTTGTCGCAGTCATACCAGCCGCCTTCACTGGTGTAGCGCGTGTTTTCTCTGTTTACACCGGGCTTGAGGGTGATCTTCTTCAACGGCATGGGGTGTCCTTAGAACGTACCGCCAGCAGGGGCCGACAAAGCGTTGACCACATTTGTTGCATCACAATACAGAACAACGCTGCGTCCGTTAGGAACAGAGATGCCCGTACCCGCAGTGGTCTTTAGGGTTACAGAGAACCCACCCGTAGTAGAGTTTGTGATGAAGTACAGCTTAGAAGCCGTTGGGCAGACTACGTTTCTATCAGCGGTTAGGGTGCCGGTGATAGCAAGAAACATCTTCCGGGCTTCGTCTGCCGTTCCGTTTACAGATGTAAGTGTGTAGTTGGCTGTATTGTCGTGGGCAACCGCCGCTGTGCCAGCAACAGAAGAGTCTATTAAAGACGTAATGCCGTTGTTAACTACCGTCCCCAGTTGGTGTCCCCATCCGCAGGCAGAGTAAGTTTAAGACTTGTGGTATAGCTTGCTGGCATTTCTATTCCTAAGCGGCAATGAGTTGCCAGTTTGGTGTTTGATTGTTTGGTATCAGCCCCCAGACCAAGACTTGTCCAATCCGACCGAACGCTGTAACACTTGTGGGGAAGGCAGTAGCGCCAGCAGCTATTACGACAGTTCCAATAGACCCAGTTGCCTGCACCCCGGTGACCAAGACATCCACACCTGAAGCAACAAATACAGTTCCAATACTTCCGGTTGCCGATACGCCCGTAACAACTACTACAACGCCTACCTGAAAGCTGTCTGCTTGGAACGCACCCGATTGGAAGGCATTAGCCATGTTTTAGGCCCGCAATACAACCAATGGCAGTGCTGCAAGGATACCACCGAAGCACGTTGCGGCGGCGTCTAGGAACTCCACTCCGTGCGGCCCTTGCGTGAGCTTGCCCGTTGCCCGCCAGTTGATTACCGCGTCACTGATCTCCTTGGCAACAGCCATGAAGGCGACTACAACGGATGAGATAAGCAAGCTGCGTGTGGCAATGAAGGCGACGTTGAAGATCAAGGCACCATACAGCGCATGGTTCGCCTTGTCTAGGGGCAGTTGGGGTAGGTTCATGGGTTACCTTGCATTACTGTACTTCAGCGGATTTTCCGCGTAGGCTGCGTAGACATATGTTGAGCCTGTAGCGTTATAAGCTGTCCCAGTTTGCCTAATTTTAATTCCATTAGAAACAAAATCGCCAATGCTAACTGATACTTCAGCATCCGAAGTGTTTGGAACAAGCCGCGCTGCTTCTGGGTTGTATGTGTCTCTTGAAGAATCCCAAACCATCCAAGGAGTCCCACCTACTGTAATTTCTTTAATCATTACCCACCGTGGCCTAAACCCAGTGTAGATAAACGGACCATCCGCACTACTATTGCCCGTGTAACTACCAAATGCGCTGTAACCTGCTACCGGGGACCAGCAGTATGCGACGTAGTTAGTACCGTTACCATTGTTTGCAGTATCTGTTCCTGCCCTAATTAAAGTGGACGTAGGGGCGGTATCGTTCCAATAATAACTACCTCCAGGTTGCTGCAAGTTGGAATTATTAAGCGCCAAGCTATTAGTTACCGCCAAAGCCGAATGATAAACAGGCCAACCTTCTGCGGTAGTCCTAGACTTATAAAAGATCATTGCTGGAGCAACACCCAACCCATGCCCCATGGTGGAGTTAACGCCATTCCCCGTGTACGTCACCACACTGAACCCAGCAGTGGTGTTAGCACTCACCGACGATGTGATAGTCCCCGCAGTGTTGCTGACCGCTGTGCCACCGGCTTTCCAGCACCAGTCTACAAGCGTGTCTCCTGTAGTGTAATCCCCAGCACCTAACGTATAGCCGTTGGTGTTAAAAGACAAAAAGTACGTTGGGTAAGTATCTTCTGCGCTAGTTAAATTTGAGTGTAAACTTTTAGAAACGCCACGAACAGAATCTATAAACTGGTGGTTAAATGCACCATTTCTTGATTTTTCCCACACCAAATCAGGCTGGAAGTTCAAAGAAGTAATGCTCCCCCCACTAGCTCCAAACCCATTGCGGAGAACAGCGTTCATCGCCACTCGTCCATCAGGTACTGCAAATGTAGTTGCCATGATTAGATGTTGAAAGTGTTGAGTGGGAGGAACCCGCTGGGGGCGGTGTAGACGAAGGGGCGCTGGCCGTAATTAGCGTATTGAGTCAATGCCGTATAGGATGAGTTGGCATGGATTGGGAACCATGTTTGTCCAGATTCAATGCTCTGGGCAGTGCCAATCAGCGTGTTGTTCTTGTAAAAACTAACCACGTTAGTATCACAGTTTAACGCCACACCAACTGTATCCCCTGGGCCATATGAAACTGAATTAGCTGTTGCAGTGCCGTTATTCCAAAAAGAACTATTGCCACCTACAATGTGGCTAAATGGGCTAGCCGTAGTTGCGGGGTCTGCATTAAGATTTGACCAACCAGTAACGGCAACTCCTACTTGCGGATTGTTAGAAAACGTACCGCCAGCAAACCCAACTTCCCAATACCATTTACCCGTACTGACACCGATAGTTGCAAGTGCATTGGCCGGGTAAGTACCACCCCAAGCAATGGTCAAGTTGCCGTCAGAAGATTTAGGTGCGCCGCTACGAATTGACAACGGATTCAACACCGCATAGTTCGCCACCGTAGCCGAGGTCAGTGTCGGCACATCAGTCAGTGAGTCGTATGTGGACCCGCCAGTGAGGCTGATGTTGTTTGTTGACCAGTTGTTACCGTTGCCGCTACTATCTGCCGCAATCATGGATGTAACAAAAGGAGACTGGACTGTAGTTGTGACTGCGTTAAAGTTAGTAATAGCAAGGGAGTTCCCGCTGTTGTCTACGATGGTGGCGTTCTGCAAAGTAAGCAGGGATGTGTTGGCGATAGCCGTTAAAGGAACAGTGCTAGGAGTAAATGTGGTTGTATATACTGCCGTACCCTTGACTACTCGGAGATTTGATATGTACCCGTCCCAATAACCAGCACCCGCAATTTGACCACCAACTGTTACATTGGTTGTTGGGCTATTCAATGTTTGGGTAATTGATACAGTTGTTCCTAAAACACCATTTTTGAACGGGTACAACGTGCTACCGCTTCTGCAAATAGCGTAATGAATCCATGCCCCTGTCGTGATTGTTCCAAGTGTTGCTGGGCCGTATAGTGTTGTACCAGAAACCCAATAAAAAAACATAGTTGAACCAACTGACTCCAAAACATAGGAGTTATTAACTGTTGATCCACTGTCAAGCCATTGTCCAAATATTGCGTTATACGAACCAAGTGCGTTAGCGTAAACCCAGCCTTCAATCGTAAAGTCTCCACTTCCAAAAGAAAGCAGTGTATTGTTGGCTAAAGAAAGGTACTGCGTTGACCCATTAAATGCACCTGAGTAAGCGGTTGAAGTGGTAGACCCCGTGAACGGCAAATAGAACCCATTGGTCCCGTATGTCCCGGCGTATCGGATGGGGAGCCACTGGTTGTAGATGCTGTATGCGCCGAAGGCTGTGGGGGCTAGGGCTTGACCGTCTACGAAGTTGATCTCGGCCATTTCGCCGTCAAAATACAAACTATTGGCGTTGCCGTACTGGCCTATTGTATTGGTATAGCTGCTATTAAACAAAAAACTTGATGCGCCCGCCGTTCCAGTTGCTACAGAAACACCGTTAATGTAAATAGTTACCGTGCTGCTTTGAGTAACTGTTAGTACAGCATGATACCAAGCAGCAGGGTCACGAAACACTGCCGTTGACGTACAAATACTGACGTTATTCAAACCGCAGGTTATTGTATCTGACGAAGTTAATTCTAGAAAACTAGCAGTTCCTGCCCGTGATGCAACAAGTTCTTGCTGAACGCCCAAAGTACCCCGCTTAAACCAGACGCTGTAGGTGTATGTGTTTGGTGTCCCGGCAAACGTCCTGCTTAAAAACGCACTCGCAGAAGACCGGAAGCGCAGGGATTTGTTCAGGAAGTACCCCGACACCGCCCGCGTCAGGAAAGAATTGAGTGCTGCGAACATTATGCGTACGCCTGGGCTGCGTTACCGTACCAAATCGAGTTGATGCACACGAAGCTAA